GGTGGCGAAAGCGCGTTGGTTCGCTAGTGGCAGAGTTTTTCCCCGGCTTCGCTTCCACCGAGGTGCCCGCTTGAAGGTTCAGACGGTCCCGATTGGCAGCGTCGTGCCTTATGCGCGTAACCCGCGCAGAAACACCGGCGCAGTGGCCAAGGTAGCCGCCAGCCTGCGCGAATTTGGCTGGCGCCAGCCGATCGTCGTGGACGCCGACATGGTTGTCGTCGTTGGCCACACGCGCCTGCTGGCCGCGCAGCAGCTTGGTATGGCCGAGGTGCCTATCCACGTCGCGGAAGGGCTGACGCCGAACCAGATCAAGGCGTATCGCCTGGCCGACAACCGGGTGCATGAAGAAGCCGAGTGGGACGACGAGCTCCTGGCGCTGGAGCTGGGCGACTTGCGCGACGCCGGGCTGGATCTGGCGCTGACTGGCTTTGACGACGACGAGCTGGCGCGGCTGACGATTGAGCAAACTGAGGGCCTGACTGACGCCGACGACGTGCCGGAACCGCAAGACGAAGCGGTGTCGGTGCTGGGCGACGTTTGGCTGCTTGGCCGGCACCGGATCGTCTGCGGCGATTGCACCGACGCGCTGGTGGTGGAGAAGGCGCTCAACGGCGTGAAGCCGCACCTCATGGTGACGGACCCGCCGTATGGGGTGGAATACGACGCTGACTGGCGGAACAAGGCCATGCGAAGCGACGGCTCGCCTAGCGCTGGTCGCGCGGTTGGCAAAGTCCTGAATGACGACACGGCGGACTGGCGCGAAGCCTGGGCGCTGTTCCCCGGCGACGTGGTTTACGTTTGGCACGCCGGCAACAAAGCGCACGTCGTAGCTGAGAGCCTGATGGCGTGTGACTTTGGAATTCGTGCGCAGATCATTTGGGGCAAAAGCCAATTCGTGATTAGCCGCGGCGACTACCACCCGCAGCATGAGCCTTGTTGGTATGCCGTTCGCAAAGGCAAGACGGGCCACTACGAGGGCGGACGCAAGCAGTCCACTCTCTGGCAGATCGAGAAGCCTCGCAAATCCGAAACCGGCCACAGCACTCAAAAGCCCGTCGAGTGCATGAAGCGCCCGATCGAGAACAACAGCAGCCCAGGCCAAGCCGTCTATGAGCCTTTCTCTGGCTCTGGCACCACGATAATTGCCGCAGAAACTACCGGCCGCGCCTGCCACGCCATCGAGCTTAACCCGGTCTATGTCGACGTAGCTGTCCGCCGCTGGCAGGAGTTCACCGGCCAGCATGCCAAGCTGGAACGCACCGGCGAGACGTTTGCCGAAGTCGAAGCTCGCACCAAGACGCAAGAGGCCGCGTGAGCGCCACCACCACCTATCCGATCGGCACCATTGCCAAGCTGCTGCTGCTCACCGAGCGGCGCGTCCAGCAGCTGACCGAGAAAGACGTGATCCCGAAGGCCGAGCGTGGCCGCTATGAGCTGGCGCCGGCGGTGCAAGGCTACATTCGCTTTCTCCGCGACCGCGCGCTGAAAGGCGACGCCGAAGAGGCAGACGAAGGCGAGAACGTGAAGCTAAAGCGGGCAAAGCGACGCGCCGCCGAGGTGGTTGCGGCCCGCCTGGAAGAAAGCGTGATCGCCAAAGAGCCGACGCTGCAACGCATTCGCGAATTGGCGCAAGGCGAACGCGACGCGATCCTGGCCTGGCCGGCTCGCGCCGCACCGCTTCTCGCGGCGGATCTTGGTGTCGATCAACACAACTTGCAGGCGGCCATTGACGCCAGCCTCCGCGCCCACCTAGCCGATCGCGCGGAGCCGGTTCTGGAGGCTTAATGTTCGACGGTGCCGCGGATATTGACGCGGCCTGGCGCGCTGGGATCAAGCCGGAGCCGTTGCTCACCGTCTCGGAATGGGCCGAGCGCAACCGCATGCTGTCGAGCAAGGGCAGCGCCGAACCCGGCCCATGGCGCAACAGCCGCACGCCATACCTGGCCGAGATCATGGACTGCCTCTCGCCGTCCCACCCCGCCCAGCGCGTGGTGTTCATGAAGGGCGCACAGGTGGGCGCCACGGAGAGCGGCAACAACTGGATCGGCTACGTGATCCAGCACGCGCCGGGACCGATGCTGACGGTTCAGCCTACGGTGGAGCTGGCCAAGCGGTTCAGCCGCCAGCGCATCGAGCCGTTGCTGGAGGAGACGCCATCCCTGCGCAACCTCGTCGCGGCGGCGCGCGAGCGGGACAGCGGCAACACCATGTTGTCCAAGGATTTTGCCGGCGGCCAGCTTGTGCTCACCGGCGCGAACAGTGCCGTGGGCCTGCGTTCCATGTCGGCGCGGTATTTGTTCATGGATGAGGTGGACGCCTATCCCGGCGACGTGGAAGGCGAAGGCGATCCGATCGCGCTGGCGTCGGCGCGTGCGCGCACCTTTGGCCGGCGGAAGAAGGAATACCTCGTCTCAACGCCCACGATCGAAGGCGCCTCGCGGATCGAGCGCGAATATCTGGCGTCGGATCAGCGGCGGTTCTTCCTGCCGTGTCCGCACTGCGGCGCGATGCAGTGGCTCCAGTTTGAGCGGCTGCGCTGGGACAAGGGCCGGCCGGAGACGGCGGCTTATGTCTGTGCCGAGTGCGAGGTGCCGATCGAGGAGCGGCACAAGACGTGGATGCTGGGCGCGGGAGAGTGGCGGCCAACTGCGGAAGCAGAGGCGGCGCACGTCGTCGGGTTTCATATTTCGTCGCTCTACTCGCCGGTAGGCTGGCTGTCCTGGGAGCAGATCGCGCGGGATTGGGAAGCGGCGCAGGGTAAGGATCAGGCGCTCAAGACGTTCAAGAACACCGTTCTTGGGCTCACTTGGCAGGAGCAAGGCGACGCGCCGGAGTGGGAACGCCTCGCCGAGCGCCGCGAAGATTACCGCCTCGGCACGGTGCCGGAAGCTGCGGCGGTGCTCACCGCCGGCGTGGACGTGCAGGACGATCGGCTGGAGTGCGACGTGTGGGCGTGGGGCGAGGGCTTTTCGTCCTGGCTTGTGGATCACGTCAGCATCGCTGGCAGTCCGCGTGAGGCCGAGACATGGACGCGCCTGTCCGAAATCCTGAACCGCGCATGGCCGCGCCAGGGCGGCGGACTGGTGCGGATCGGCCGGGCCTGCGTCGACACCGGCGGCCGGGACACGGCGGCCGTCTATGGCCACCTGCGCGGCTTGGCTGACAGCCGGATCGCGCCGGTCAAGGGTGTGGAAGGCTGGAACAAGGCGGCGCCGGTGCAAGGCCCGACGCCGGTGGACGCGCAGGTGAACGGCAGGAAGCTGCGCCGCGGCCTCAAGCTGTGGACGGTGAGCGTATCGACGTGGAAGGCCGATCTCTACCGGCGCCTCTGGCTCAAGCGCACCGAGAGCGAGGAATACCCGCGCGGCTGGGTGCATCTGCCGCAGGGTGTTGAGATTGAGTGGGTCAAGCAGCTCGTCGCCGAGCAGCTTCGCACCGTGACGGATCGCCGCGGCTTCCAGCGCCAGGAATGGGCGAAGCTGCGCGACAGGAACGAGGCGCTGGACTGCGCTGTCTACGCGCGCGCGGCGCTGTGGCTGATGGGTGCGGATCGCTACGGCGATCGCTTCTGGCGCCAGGCGGCGGACGCGATCGAGCCGGAGCATGTGCCGGTGGCCGTGACGGTGCCGCCAACGGCGCCGGCCGTGACGGCGCCGCCTGCGGTGCGGTTCCGCGATAGCAACTGGATCAGACGATAGGGAGGGCTGCATGGCGTGGACTGCTTCGCAGCTCGCGGCGCTGGAGGATTCGATCGCCACCGGCACCACCCGCGTCACACACGACGGCAAGACGGTAGAGTATCGCTCGCTGGCTGAGATGATCCAGGTGCGGAACCTGATGCGCGCCGAGATGGCATCGTCTGCTGCCGGCCCGCGCTCCACGCTTGTGCGCTTTAATCGGGGCTGGTGATGGGCCTGTTCTCCTGGCTCGGCTTCGGCGCCAAGCGCAGCTACGCGGCGGCGGTGAACACGCGCAACACGACGTGGCGTGACAGCGGCCTGTCTGCCACGTCCGAGGTAGGCGCGGCTGCGCTCACTGTGGCGCGGCGGGCGCGCGAGGCGGTGCGCAACAACCCATACGGCGCGCGCATCGTGGACTTGTGGGCCGGCAACGTCGTCGGGCCTGGGATCACGACGACGTGGCGCGACGCGCCGCACGCCGACGCCTGGCGCAAGTGGGCGACGGGCCTGGACTGCGACGCGGAAGGCCACCTGAACTACGCGGCCATGCAGGCGCTGATCATGCGCGGCGTGGTCGAAAGCGGCGAGGTGTTCATTCGCTTCCTGTATGGCCCGGTGTCTCCGGCCAACCCGGTGGGGCTGCGACTGGCGGTGCTGGAAAGCGATTTCCTGGACACCACGAAGAACGGCATCCTGGCCGGCGAGCGGACGGTGCAGGGCATTGGCCTGGACGCGGACGGCCGGCCGGTGGCCTACTGGCTGTATCGCGAGCACCCTGGCAACGCCTACCTCCTGGGCGCTCGATCGCTGGAGAGCGTGCGCGTGCCGGCGACGGACGTCATGCACGTCTACCGAAAGCGCCGGCCGGGCCAGTTGCGCGACGTGTCGTGGCTGGCGCCGGTGCTGATGCACTTGCGCGATCTGGCGGAATACGAAAGCGCGCTGCTGCAGAAAGCCAAGATCGAGGCGTGCCTTGCCGGCGCGGTCACTGACGACACTGAGGGCGTGATCGGCTCGGCTGGCGGTGAAGGTGCCGGCGCGGATGGACTGTTCCGCGATGCGCGCGGCAACGTGGTGGAGACGCTGGAGCCGGGCCTGTTGCTCTACCGCCGCACGAACGGCGCCGGCTCGTCTTTCGAGGCGATCAACCCGTCCTCCAGCGGCGCGCATGTGAGCCTCGCCAAGCGTGCGCTGGAAGCCGCGGCTGTCGGCACCGGCCTCACCTACGATCAGGTGTCCGGCGATCTGACGCAGGCCAACTACTCCAGCCTGCGCGCGGGCAAGATTGAGTTCCGCCGGCTGTGCGAGCAGATCCAATACGGGATGATGATCCCGATGTTGGTGGCGCGCACCGCCGCACGGTTCCACCAGCAAGGCGCCATGTTGGGCCTGTGGCCTGCCGACATGCCGGAGGGCGTCGAGCACGTCCCGCCGCCGCATGAGATGATTGATCCGCTGAAGGACACGAACGCGCTCATCGCCCAGGTGCGCGCCGGCTTCGTGCCGCAGTCCGAGGCGGTGGCGAGCTTCGGCAACACCATGGCCGAGATGGTCGAACGCTACCGCACCGACAACGCGATGCTGGATGACGCCGGGATTGCGCTCGACACCGATCCGCGCCGTGTCGCCAAGTCCGGCACGGCGCAGGACGCGGCGCAGCTCGCCGCGATCGAGATCGCGGCGACGGGTGCGGCGCTGCCGCAGACGCCG